CGGCGCAATGCTGATCGCGGGGGGTTCACACCCTTAAACATCCCTTATAGGATGCCCCCGATCATCAGGGTTTTCACCCTGAGTGAAGACCTTGCTTTGGAGATTGTTGATGACTTCTACTTACCAGACCGTTCAGGTCACACGCAAAGATGCAGATTGGCCGAAGCATATGTGGGGTGTTAATAACACCGTTCAATATGGTCCGTACACTACGCCTTTGCCGGCGGTTTCCCAAGATCGCTCTTATGAACCTCGCTCCGAATACGTGTGGCGGATGAAACCTCCACATGGTAAATGGGGCGTGATCAAAAAGAGCGGCGTCATAGTTATGAATCCCCACCGTGTAATTGGTGAGAAGACTCAAAATTATGTTGGGAGTCGCCGTAGATGTCTCGCGCGTCTCGAATGTCCAACGTCTTATAACTCATCCCTAGGGATTTGTTACGGGACGGAGGATGTTAAGTTAATTACAGAATGGACAGAGTACGGTGATTTCGATTACTGGAAATCGTCCATTTCGCAAATTGATCTTAACGCGAGGCGCCCGAGTGGTGTCGATGAAGCCATCTCCGCGGTCAAGTCCTCGGTTGTTGCGGACTTTCTGTCCTCATACGACCTTTTAACTGAATTGTCGGAACTACGCGAGAATTTCGCTTCGATCCAGGCAATTCATGAAGGGACTTATGGAGCTTTTAAGAAAGTCATAAATGACTCTTCTGAAAGAGACTTCAAACGTGCAAAACAGAGCGGTAAAAACGCTCGACAACTTATGAGATCCGCCGATAAGGGGCTCCGTAAGGTTGGTGCTGCATGGATGACCTACCGTTATCTAATAATGCCATTGGTATACTCTTATCGAGATATATCTGACATTATTGATGGTGACGGTCTCCTCTTCAAATCCTTTCACAAAACCATTCGTGTAGATGTGGATGAAGTGGGAATTCCGTCAATTTCTGACGGAACACTTATATTCCATAAACACACTGGTTCTTGGAAAGTTTCGGCCACAATTAAGGCCGGTTATACGAAGAGTGGACTCCAAAGCTTAACTTCTTCCTCGTTCTCAACTAATCCATTCAAAACTGCTTGGGAATTAATTCCCTTGTCGTTTGTGGCGGATTGGTTTGTGAACATCGGCGACTACATCACAGCTCATACTTCAGTTGATTTTTCAGCTCAAGCAAAGATGTGTGTATCCGTCAAGGAAGAAGTTGTAAGGACTACCTATCTAGTGGATAAGTACACGTACGTTAACACGCGCGTGTTCCCCGGTTCCAGTTACAACAAATGCTGGTCCGGAAATCGGACATTGACGCACTCATTTGGGTCGTCAACAACCGATACACTACAGGTTATCAATTATGATACCTATGATAGAGTAGTCTTCACACCGGGTGATGTGGAAGTTTACCTAAATAGCAATCCAATGAATTGGAAACGCTACTTAGATTCCTCCGTCATCGCCTATAACCTCTTACGAAACATCCTTAAATAAAGGTATCAAGATGGCCACTTTGAAAGTGCTGCGTCAAGAGAACACCGGCGTTGTGTACGCCGATCCAGCGGACCTCGGACTTTCGGTCCGTTTCCGCCACTCCTCCGCACAGAAAAGCCTCAATGGCGTTCCTACGACTAATCACGTCACCGAGATCATCGCAAACGATGACCACGCTGTTGTGATTGGCGGAGTAAACGCTAAAGACGCGCTCTCTGTACGGATCCGCACCTCCGGCGCCTCTGAGTCGAAGGCGCGCTTGCGCGAGTTACTACTCGCACTCGCCGCCCAGGTAGATGACTGGGATGATGAGAGTGTCTTCCAAGGCTTCAACCCTACCACTGCACCGGTTATTCCGGCTGTTTGATAGGATGAACTCTTATGGACACTCAAAGCACCATCAGTGCCTTTCAAGGAATCCTACTGAGTCACAAGTTCTCCGAACCAAGTGACTTCGCTGAAGATTTCGCCCAAAAGCGATTTCTAAAGAAAATGGAATTCCCTGACGCCTCAAAAGCTAAGATCCGCAAGCAGAAATGCTGGGATGATTTCTTAGCTAATGATGCACGTCTTCCTTCTACTCTGAGGTTACCAGGTAACTGGTATCGGGCCCGCTTGATTGCTCATGAAGCTGTCAAGCATTTCAAACAGTCCCCACTTAAGTTCACCAACGGTTCGGAGTTTACTCCAACACTAGGTAAGAACAGCGTCGAGTCAAAATTGGCTCGTTCGAAGTGGGATTGCACTCCTGGAAACGTAGATCTGTTTTTAGATCTTCTTCCAAAGGAGCGCTCTCTTAGGACTGCTTTGAGAAAACGCTTCAAAACCTACGTTTATAAGAAAGGCCTTGATTTGTCTGATGTGAATAAAAAGTTATGGAGAATCGTATCGGGATTATACCCCGATTCCCCAAAGGCTTTCATTTCACGTCAGATTAACAGGGTTAAACTCCTGCAAATCTCAAACATTGTCCAGGGTAGTCGTTTCTCGACGGTTCGTAAGAACAACGAGAAGGACCGCCCCATCAATGTAGAGCCTCTCTTAAACGTCCTGGTTCAACGCACAATTGGTGATGGGATCCGAAAAACTATAAATAGTTTTTTCGGGATAGATCTTGACACTGCGGCTGATGTTCACCGCGTGATGACCTCCGATCCATCGAAGGCCACCATAGATCTATCGAACGCTAGTGATAGCTTCCTCATCATACTCATAGAATTCCTTTTCCCTGCTTGGTTTGTAAGGTTGCTTATGCAAAGTCGGAGCCCGTTGATTTACGGCCCCGACCGTGTTTATCACGACCTTAAAAAAATCTCAAGTATGGGAAATGGTTTTACTTTTGAGTTGATGTCCCTTATCCTCATGTGTATTGGACGTGTTCACGACGCAGACTTCTCCGTTTTCGGTGATGATATCATCATCGACAAAGCCTTCGCTGAGCCTTTAATCAAGGACCTCGAAGTCGCCGGGCTCGTCATCAATAAGGAGAAATCCTTCGTTGACGGACCATTCAGAGAGAGCTGCGGTGCGAATTATCATGATGACTTTGGTTATATTAAAAGTTTCGACTTTGAATATCCCAAGACCATTCATGACTGCATCGTTGCTTATAACAAAGCAGCGGTACTCGCACAATGCCACGATTCATTCGTATCATTACGTGACCGTTTAAAGCGTTGTATCCCGTTAGCTTTGCGAGGGAGCGACACTCACATTCGTGAGTTTCGCAACGTACCGGGTCTCATCAGTGATCAAGACCTTTCGGCGTACTTTATGTGTGGCGTAAGCCAAACATTCAGTCCGAAGGTCGACAAGAGTCTCCTGGAGAAATTGAAGGTGGATTATTGTATCCCTGAAGACCAGAAATTGGGCTTCTTCTATGGGTATCAATATAAGCCGGATCTTGTTTCTCCTACTCTTCGTCATCTTCACAGGCGTCGAAATTGGGCTAAGTACTTTATGTACCTGCACAGTTCCTGCGTCACAAAAGATGTGCTCACTGGTAGAGGAGTGTGGGCTAAGCAACTTTTTGTTCAGT